GTTCAATCGAACAAACTCAATTATTACATTAAGTTTGATACTTTAACACGTCTGTAGTATCTATTAGCGTTTTTATTACCAGCGCCATTGATAACAGCAGAGTCAGATACACCTGATTCAGCAAATGGATTTGCTTGTAAGCCGTATCTTGTTTTAAAGCCGATTTTCGGTTGGAAAGTGTCTTGTCCAACTGCTCTCACCATTTGTAGTGGAACATATGGGCAATAGAACATACCAGCGTCATAAGGTGAAGTACCTTTGTAACCTACAACAAAGTATTGAGATGCAGAGTTATTAGCACTGTATGGATCAATGTACACTTTGTATTTACCGTTTAATACACCAGCAAAAGTATTACCAGTATCGTCAACGTTTAGGTTGTTGTTTAACGCAGGTGTGTAATCTAAAACACCAGCCATGTGTAAAGCAGAGGCAACATCTGAAGAACAGATAATTATATTACCTCTTCCTCTTCTCGTTCTCTGAGCGATAACATTAGCTTCTCTCTCAACTTGGAACATAAGTCCTTTGAATCTCTCAACTGACCATCTACCGTTTGAGTCAGTATCTAAATCAAAGATACCAGCAGTAGTTGTGTTGATAGCACTAACAGCACCAATGTGAGTTGATGAGTTGTCAGATGCACCGATTTCAGCGTTGATGTAAACAGTTCTAACTACTTCTCTGTTGATCTCAGCAAGGATCTCAGCAGATAGGATGTTAGCTAGTTCAGTTTCAGCGTCTAAACCGTGGATTGCTTTAAGGTCTTGTGCAAGTTCCATAGTGTATTCTGCTTTAAGAGCTCTTGACTTAGCAGTCACAGTTGATTTCTCAATTGAGAAAGCCATTTGAGCAAAAGCGTTGTTAGCAGAATCACCTAGAGCTTCAGCAGTAGCAGTTGCCATACCTTGGCCTCTTGTGTATGCTGTGCTTGGGTCATCATTCAATAAACCTGGGTTTGTACCAGTTTGAGCAGCACCTGAATTAGCAGTTGAGTCTCCAGCAGCATTTCTGCTTGAGAAGTCTGAATCTGCTTCGTCAAACATCGCCTCTGTTCCAGATTGGTTAGTGTATCTGCTTCTCATAGCAAATATTAAACCTGTAGGACCAGTCATTGGTTGTACACCAGCAATATCGTAAGCGATCAAATTAGGCATAGCTCTTCTAACTAGTGAGATCAAAATTGGATCCCAATTACTGATTGAAGCACCAGTAGCGTTAGTAGGAGCAGCTTCGTTTAAGAAAGCTTGGTCTTCTTTAGTTGCTCTTTCTTGGTTTTCCAAGATAGTAGCAGTAACGGCACGTCTGTAAGAATCCGTGATTTTTGGTAAATCAGCGTGTTCTAGGACTGGCTGCCATTTTTTTTCGTAAGTTTCAGATAAGTACATCTGTATTTCTCCCGTATTATTTGTTAGACAATTTAATGTCTTTTGTTTTACTTATAGCGGCGGTATAAGCAGCCATAGCATTAGATAAATCTTCAGGTTGTGAAGATTCGCCTGCCGCTACATCATCTATCTCATTACCACTTGTTTCAACTTTTTTACCAAAGTAACTTTCTTTGATAGTAGATACTTTGTTTTTAAAGTCTTCTTCATTAGAATACTCAACTTCTTCAGCAAGTTTGTTGAATTTCTCCTTAGCAGTATCAGCTAAATCTTTAGACGCCTCATCAATGATGTCTTGTCTTTTTAATTCGCCCATAGCTTTGTTTTGTTCAACATTCTTGTCAACTTGTTCGTTAAGTTTCTTTTCAAGCTCTTCAATTTTATTTGCTTGATCTTCTAATACATTGTATTTCTCATCTGGAACATCAATCTAATGATCTTCAAATAATTTCTTTAAGCCAGATATAAAGTCTTCAGCGATTTCGCCTTTGATCCCTCTTTCGATAGCGATAGAGTTCTCTTTCATCCATTCCTCAACAACGTAGTTTAGGTATGAATCAACTTTAGTTACGAGTTCACCTTTTTGTGACTCAATATCTTCTTGTAGTTTTTCGTCATAAGCAGCTTGAATTTTCTCTTTTTGCTCTTTAACTTTAGCGTTAACAGCAGCTTCGAAAATTGTAGCAGCTTTGTTTTTAAAGTTTTCTGATAAGTCTTCATCTTTGATAAGAGCAGCAACATCAGCAGACACGTCAATTTTGTCAGATTCAGTTTCAGATGTTTCTTCTTTTTTCATCTTCATTCCATATCCTTCTTCTTTTTCTTTGTCTTCTTTTTTAGCTTCTTTATCTTTAGATTCTTCCTCTTCTTTTAACTTAGGC